TTTGGTGGTTTACCATATTTCTTAACTAATTTCCAGAATGTGACCGTAGGTACATTAAGTGGTATTATCACTCTTACTGCTCATAAGTTTGTCACTGGTGATGCAGTTATTCTGGCGGCTACTGCGTTAGATGCTAATTACAAACCAAATATTCATTATTTTGTACATGTAATTGATGCGGATACATTCACCATTCATGATACTGCTGTAGATGCAGAAGCAAATACGGGTGCTATTATTCCAGCTAGTGCTCAAAGTGGTTTAACATTAACATATAACAATGCTATTAATGCGGCAAACTTCTCAACAGCTGGTAAATTTACTTTTGAAGGACTAAATGATGCTATGCAAGCGGCATGGAAACGTGGTGGTTCTATTGATTGTGCTATAATGTCTGGTAAAAATAAACGTATAGCATCTGGATTCACCGATGGCGTTACTAAGACTCGTCCCATGGAAGCTAAAACGGTTGTAAGCGTTGTAGACATTATCGAAACGGACTTTGGTCGTATTGATTTACTTGCACATCGTTTGTATGAGGATGATGTAGTAGATTTACTAGAATTACAGTATTGGAAACTAGGTTATTTAATTCCATTCCATGTAGAAAGTGTACCTCGTAAAGGTACATATCAGGAAAAGGTTATTACTGGTTCCGCTACTTTAGAATGTACGGCTCCTACTTCCTCAGCTCGTATTTATGGAATCACGGGCTAATAATTAACTTATAGGGGTAGAGAAATCTACCCCTTATTTTTTTTGTTGAAAGGAGGAATTTAACTTGAATATAGGTACAAAAGTTGAAATAGATGGTAATAATTGGAAAATACAGCATACATACGACGAGTATGAAATTATGAAAGATTGTTACGAACGGAGAATGAGTGGTAATGAAGGAGATACCGGTAATGGTACTGGTAAACTAATAGCTAGGATACCTAGACATAGGTTACACTCTGATATAGAACTGCAAATATATTGTCAATATAAAGGTAAAGATAATAAAGAAGCAAATAAATGGTTAGACAGATGGTTAGAAAAGCACCCCGAATTTAGAACCACTACCGGAGGTAGAAAGGGGATTTAATGATTTCAGTAAGAGATTTAATAGAAGCGGTATTATTTAATACTGATGAAACATATAATAGAATACATAGTGACCCAGAAATAATCCATGCTATAAATTCAGTTTTAAGAATATTTAATTTATCTTTGGTAAATTTTGATTCTTACCTATTAATGAAGAAAATAACAATAACCCCTATCAGTGGTAAGGTTAAACTTCCAACAGATTTCGTAAAAATAGTAAGTTTTGATGAAGATTTTTTTGGGAAATATACTGTTATAGGTAGTTATTTGTATATAGACGAAAATACAACTATGATATATATGAGAACTCTACCAGAAGTAGCAACAACAGATGATTCTATTGATTTACCAAACTATTTTTTTGAAATGTATGTTAGGTATGTATCAGGGATATTAAAAGGTAATTTAGATAGTGACAAATTAGCGGCATTAGTAGGCAGTGACATACAAAAGTTATCGTTTACTGCGTCAAAAGCTTTTATTGATAGACCAATGCCATACTTTATTTAAGGAGGTAATATAAATGACTGTAAATGATATGTTGATTTTAGTTAGACAACGTGTCGGTGATATGCAAAAAATTACATTTAGTGATTCAGAGTTATTATATTGCCTTAATGTTGGTATGGATAATTTATGTGTAGGTTTAGCAACTCAAAATATGCCAGAGATTATAAAAAAAATAACAATTAGTGGAAGCACACCAGTTGTAAGACCTGATGATTTTATTACACTAGCAGGTCAATTTCCTATAGAATGGACATTAAATGATGATAATACAGTTAGTATGTCACATTTAGACCCAGATTTTAATGATACATTAACTGTAAAATATTATGCAACTAAAAACCATTTTACCTTATTAACTGATATAATACCATTTCCACGTAATATTAGTCAAAAAGAATTATTAGATGAAACAATGAAAATAATAGTACCAGAAACATCAGAAGATAAACAAAATAAAGCCCAAGCTAAAGCGCAAGCGGCTCAGGGAGGTGCTAGTTAATGCTAGTCAGTGAATTATTAAGTAAAGCCGCCGTAAAAGACAGATTAAGTGATACACTAGATACCGGTTATGAAGATAATGAACTTTTAGCATATTTAAATGATGCGATAAATGTGATATGGAACTTTTTAATATCAAGCAACTATTATGAATGTATTGGAGATATAACCTTTACAGTATCTTCTACCGAATTACCTAGCGATTGGTATAAAGTTACTAACCAAGCTCCAATTATTATTAACGGGTCTACTGCAACAGTATATGGTGTTTTACCGCTAACTGTAAGATATTATAAAAGAGCGCCACAATTGACAGCGTTGACTGATACTATGCCATTTAAAAATGATGCCATAAGCAATATAGCCGCTCAATTATTAGTGGTATTAGCTATGACAAATCATGGATATAATATGGATACTGAACGTGATATAGCTCAGACAACACTGAGTTTAATGTGAGGTGAATAAATGGCTACTTTATCTAATACAGTATCAGGCGATGGACAAACATTTGTTGCCCAATTAAAAGCTATATTACAAGAATATGAAGATAAACTAACAGGTATATTAGATGCCGCCGAACAAATGGATGCTCAAGTACAAAACGTAGTTGTTACAGAAATTAGAGTAGATACTGATGTATCATTAAAAATTACATGTGATACTACATTAATTGATAATTTCCAATGTGCAATTATACAGTATAAAATATATGAAGGACTAGCTCCGACAGATCTTGACTGGTCAACGATAGCCGTATCTGGGGAATACACTACTGGTATATCTGGTACCTATATATTAAATGGTTGTAAAACTGGTTATACATATCATTTTAGAATACAGGGTGAAAATATGTTAGGGACAGTTTCCTTAGAAAGTGACTGTCCAACTACTACCCACTATGTGTCATTTTTGGATAATACACCGGTTAAACCAGCATCATTTGAATTTTATTTTGATAATTTAGGGTGCCACTGGAGTTGGGTTATACCACTAAATACTGTTTATTCATATACTGAATTAAGATGGGATACAAATGTTGGTAATTCAATAAACTTAGCTGAAATTACACAAGATAGTAAATCTTCTATATCACCAATAACTAGGACTGGCACGGCATATATTTATAATAAAGGTGCTGGTAATGAATATTCATCTGCGGCTTCTAAAGATTTTACTATACCAATTCCTATAACACCTACCAATGTTTCTATTACATCGACATGGCAAGGAATAAGAATTGATTTTGACAATATCCCATTAACATGTATTGGTGCCACAATAAAAATTAATGGTGAAGAAATATTTACTAATACTAATTCATATACATATAATTGTGTAGCAGGTATTTATACTATACAAATTGCGTACAAAGATATTATAGGTAATGGGCCATTTTCTACTTCTATTAGTACGACGTTAGAACAAGATATCCCAAGTGATGCTATCCATATAACAAATTTAACCGTTTTTGATGATGGTATTATTATAGGGAAATATATTGGAGATAAAGAAGTTATTGGTACTAAGATAGCAGACGGAGCAATAACTACTGATAAGATATCAGCCAATGCAGTTACAGCAAATGAAATAGCCGCTAATACTATTACCACTGGACAAATAGTGACAACTGGGTTAACATCAGATGCAATAGCCACAAATGCTATAATTTCTGACAAAATAGCCGCAAATGCAGTAACTGCCGATAAGATTATAGCTGAGGCAGTAACGGCTGGTAAAATAGCCGCAAATGCAGTAACTACAGATACTATTAATGCTGGGGCTATTACAACAGATAAAATTGATAGTGATGCAATTACTGCCGACAAAATAGCCGCCGGTTCAATAACTGGTGTAGAAATAGCCGCTAGTACAACTATTACATCACCGCTACTTATTGCGGCAACTATACAAAATTCCGTATCTAACCCAACTTTCTCTATCGATGCATCTGGCAATATTACTGGGGCAACTTTATCAGCAGAGTCTATATATAATTCTGGATATAAAGTTAAAGATAGTATTTTAGTTAAAGGGTTTGTAGCACATGGCGATATAATACCATTACCTGATGGATTTACAGACCAACAATGTATGTATACCGTACAATACGTAGACGTTAGTACACAAACAGGTCATATATATAATACTAACGAAGAACAATATGTAAATCAGGTAGGGTGGTCATATGGTATACTAATAGGTAGAACTGTTAAATGCCAGTATGTTGATCAAGTGTACAACTGGGATGCGTATAAGAATGAGTATTACTCAGTCTATAATGTTTATTTTTATAGAGCATATTATGCATTAATTGGTATTAAATAAGTAAGGAGGTAATTTCAGTAACCCACGGTTAAAACCGTGGGATTGAGAGTAGCGTAAGCTATTCGAAAATCCCTAACTGAATAG